TACATGCAGAAAGCAACTAGGGGGGAAGTCACGGTCTCCCCTAGTGCTATTAAAGACTTTGCAAAAGAATGTGAAGAATCCGTACAAAAACAATTAAATAAGAAACGTAAGTTCAGTATACGTATGTCAGGATTAGGTAGACCTCTGTGTCAACAGTTGCTAGATAGGCAGGGCATCCAAGAGGACATGGACTACAATGCCTTGTTTCGTTTTTTGTTTGGTGATCTAGTTGAATCTGTCATGGTACTTATCATGGAGCAAGCAGACGTAGAGATTGTAGCTAAACAAAAGTCTGTTAAACTTACTATTGCAGGACACGAGGTAACAGGAACACTTGATCTTATCTTAAGAGATGAGATGGGGATAGAAAAAGTTTGGGATGTTAAGTCTGCTAGTGAGTGGGCATTTAAATTTAAGTACACAGGGTATGGTGGGTATGATAAAATAAAAGAAGATGATCCTTTTGGTTATGTTATGCAAGGACATCTGTACGGTGAAGCTACAGGTTTACCTTTTGGTGGGTGGATTGTAGTTAACAAGTCAAGTGGTGAGTTGGCTATGGTTGAAGCACCCGATTGGCAAACAGAAGATAGAAAAGAATATTTGAAGGATGCAGAGAGACGAGTAAAAAGATTACTTGATCCTGACCCTAAGTTTGTAAAACCATTTAAGTCTGAGTTTGAAACATACAAAGTAAAAGGTGAAGTTATCAGGACAGGTAACAAGACCTTACCTAAGATATGTAGCATGTGTGGGTACAGATCACATTGTTGGTCAAAATCACAACTACACGATAAAGTTACATCCAAAGCTAAGTCAACACCTAAAATATGGTACGATGTTTTAAAAAAGAAAGCACTGTAGTGTCAGCAATTTACCTACACACATATCAAACTAAGCTACTTGAGTTGAATGAGAACTTGTATCACATATACATTGAATCTCACAAAGGCACAGGTGGGGGTAGAGATATAACATTTCTTAGACAACACGACAGAGGAATACCATTGACGCTACGAGATAACTTTTCTGAACAAGGAGCAGTTACTCCTGAAACAGAAGCTAGAGATATTATCAAAGTAGAAAATGAATTTCAAACAATAAACTACAGCCTTAGTTACGGAAAGATTTTATGTGTGCCGATATATCCCCTACTAGACGAACTTACTATAATAGAAAAACAATCCCCGAAGATGGCAGGGTATATAAACAAACGCCTAGAGTCATTGAGTTGGAAAATCCGAGTGGGGAAAACATAGTGGCTAAGAAGAACGCAGGCTACCGATCTAAATTTGAATTATCTATAGCTAGAAAACTTATAGACAACAAGATAAAGTTTGAGTACGAAAAGCACAAGATATCCTATGTGCCAAAGATACGTACCTACACTCCTGATTTCTACATACCTGCTACGAACATATACATTGAAGCTAAAGGTGAGTTCGACAAAGCAGACAGAGTTAAGATGGCTTTGGTAAAAGAACAACACAAGAAACTAGATATACGTATGGTGTTTATGAACGCTAGAAATAAAATTTATAAAGGAAGTAAAACCACCTACGCTGATTGGTGTCTCAAGAACAACTTTAGGTGGGCAGAAGGATCAATACCTATGGAGTGGTTGAAGAAATGAAAAAAAAAGATATGAGTACTCTTATGAGTTTAGAGAAAGATAAATACTACATTGTTATATCTGAAATGCCAGACGATCAGTTTCATCTGGTTGCCTACGATACAACGGGCAAAAAGTACAAGACCTTTGAAGATCATTCTGTTGCATCTATTATGCACGAGGGTTTGATGGCTTTACTACGTAGGCGTGGTGATGAAGTGTTTCGTTGTGGTGAGTCAGAAATAGATTTTAACTTTGCGGCCAAAGAACTTCAGATACAATATCAGGATGAAACAGGAGAAAAACTTGACATACCTGAAAATGTAATTAAAGTAGATTTTGGTAAAGAACAATGATGAGACATATGGAATACATGAGAAAAAAATCAAAAGAAGCACAAGCTAACATGCAATCAGATAATTTAGACATGGTTAATAGTCCTGCCCACTACAATAAGGCAGGCATAGAAACTATTGACATGATAGAATCCGTCACGGGTGATGGGTTTGAAGCATATCTTCAAGGTAATATTTTAAAGTATGTGTGTAGATACAGATACAAAGATAATCCCGTAGAAGATTTAGGAAAAGCACGGTGGTATTTAAACCGTTTAATTGAAACAATAGGAGAAAACGAAGATGGCATCTAATATGTTACCAACATCATACCAAGAGTTCATACACAAATCAAGATATGCTCGTTGGCTTGATGAAAAAGGAAGAAGAGAAAACTGGGGTGAAACAGTTTCAAGGTATATAAACTTTATGGAAGAAGCTCTAGTTGAGAAACACAACTATAAGATAAGTAAAGTTGATAAAGAAATTATAGAAGATTACATAACAAGTCTTAGTGTTATGCCATCTATGCGAGCTTTGATGACGGCAGGGCAGGCGTTGAAAAGAGATAACGTCTGTGGTTATAATTGTAGTTATTTGCCTGTAGATAGTCCACGATCTTTTGATGAAGCGATGTACATACTTATGTGTGGTACAGGTGTAGGATTCTCCGTTGAACGTGAGAATGTGGATAAGCTACCTGTGATTAGTGAGAACATGCAAGAGTCTGATGTTGTTATTACTGTAGACGATAGCAAAGCAGGATGGGCAAAATCATTTCGTGAACTTGTTGCATTACTCTATTCAGGAATGATACCATCATGGGATGTTTCTAAGGTAAGACCTGCAGGTGCAAAATTAAAGGTTATGGGAGGTAGAGCATCAGGTCCTGATCCACTTGTTAACTTATTTAAATTTACCGTTAAGAAATTTAAAAATGCAACAGGAAGAAGATTGTTCCCTATTGAATGTCACGATATAATGTGTAAAGTTGGAGAGGTTGTTGTGGTTGGTGGAGTAAGACGATCTGCACTAATCAGCCTATCTAACTTGAACGATGATCAAATGGCACACGCTAAATCAGGCGAGTGGTGGGATGAACCTGAAAGAGGTATATACCGTGAGGGTCAAAGATCAATGGCTAATAACTCTGTAGCATATAAAGGTAAACCTGAAACAGGTACATTTATGCGAGAGTGGATATCATTGTATGAGTCTAAGTCAGGAGAACGTGGCATGTTCAATCGTAAGGCTGCCGATGATCAGGTAGCTAAGAACGGTAGAAGACAGACAGGACACATGTGGGGAACTAACCCATGTAGCGAGATCATACTCAGACCCTATCAATTCTGTAACCTATCTGAAGTTGTAGTAAGAGAGAATGATGACCTACTGTCATTGCGATCAAAGGTACGTATTGCTACCATGTTAGGTACTTTTCAATCTACCCTTACAGATTTAAAATACTTGCGTAAAGTTTGGAAAACAAATACAGAAGAAGAACGCTTGCTTGGTGTGTCATTAACAGGTATCATGGATCATTATGTATTATCTAAGCAGGTAGACTCAAAGGTTTGGTTACAGGAAATGAAGCAAGTAGCAGTTGATACAAACAAAGAATATGCAGAAAAGATTGGCATACCTAGAAGTACTGCAATCACTTGTGTAAAGCCAAGTGGTACGGTATCTCAATTGACAGACTCTGCATCAGGTATTCATGCTAGACATAATGATTTTTATGTTAGAACTGTACGTGGGGATAACAAAGACCCACTCACACAGTTTATGAAAGAAGAGGGCATACCATTTGAAGCTGATATCACAAAACCTGATAGTGTTACTGTCTTCTCTTTTCCTATGAAATCTCCTAGTGGTGCTATCACTAGAACAGAGATGAGTGCAATAGAACAACTAGAACTATGGAAAGTCTATGCACTTAATTGGTGCGAACACAAACCATCTGTAACTATTTCTGTAAAGGAAGAAGAATGGATGGAAGTGGGTGCTTGGTTGTATGATAATTTTGATATATCTTCGGGTGTATCATTCTTACCATTCTCTGATCACACGTACCAACAAGCTCCTTATCAGGAC